ACGATATCGAGAAGTACATAGCGGGAGTAGCTTTAGAGATCCCAGGTAACACACTTTTAACACCAAATAACTTCTACGCTTTAATCCTTAGATATGTTGACACAGATGTTAATATATATGGGGCAAATACAAGCTATAACACTAATTACTATACTAACGGTTATGCGTTTACTGCACCTAACGACTCTACCGGCATAACAGCAATAGGCCCATACAATGATTTACAGTTCGCTATATTCAGCACTCAGGATGTTTATGTTAACACACTCCTAAAGTATTATGATGCAGAGCCGGGATCTAATGCGACAGAGTCGGTGTATATCGAAGGCCCTGATATGAGTATCGTGAACATACTCGACCAACAGAGCAAGCCGCAGCAGTCACTACTGGCAGAGTTCAATGATCGAGCATTCTTCTTTCCGAAGGGCGGTAAATTTGAGGTCAACCAAAACGATGACTACACAGACGACACATCGCAGATAACAATACTTATCGGGTACATGTTCGCACCGCAAGCGACCAATAACTAGATTGGATAATGTTCTAATTTTAACAGTGGAGATTAACAATGGAAATGATACCAGTAGAATCGTCCAATATTGAATCGATCGGATATGATGGCAAATCAAAAGAGTTGCATGTTAAATTCAAAGGCAATCCGGCGATATACGTTTATAAGGATGTGCCGAAAGATAAATACGATCGGTTGAATCAATCTGAATCGGTCGGCAAATTCCTAAACACTGAAATCAAGAACGTGCATATATTCGATAAGGTGAAAGATGGCAGCAAAGAAGAAAAAAAAGAAGACTAAGAAGAAAAAGACCGGCCCGAAGCCAGGATTAAGAATGACTCCCAATAGAGAGTTATTCTGCCAGCAGGTAGCCGCATTCCCAAAGAAAAGCCATTGTGATATTTATATGGAAGTATGGACTAGTTGTAGTAAGCCAGCCGCTGCGATGGGTGCAAGCCGCCTTTTGACGTATGACATAATCCTGAATAGGATCGCTGAGTTACGAAAGCCCGCAATGGATAAGCTCGACATAAGCGTTGAGCGTACAATGACGGAGCTTGCCCGGGGCGGTTATTACGATCCTGCATTGGCTTTCGACAAAGAATCAAATACCCTACTTGACATATGGGACATGCCTCAAGAGATAAGGGCCGCAATATCATCCGTGGAAACTAAGGAGTTGTTTGACGGCGATAACAAGTTGATCGGTTACACCAAAAAGGTAAGATTCCATAACAAGCCAAAGAATCTCGAGCTACTGGGTAAAACAAATAAGCTGAATTTATACACCGAACATCACACAGTGGATCAGTTACCGGTTGGCACGGAATCAATTAAAAACGCAACGAAAGATATCGCCAAAGATATCGCTAAGGAAGTTGCTAAAATCAATAAATCAAAATGATCGATCTTGAACGATGCAAAACAGATGAAGCGTACAGGCTGATAGCAAGGGATCAATTGCTAGGTAGTTTTGAATTGTTTGTCAGCCATTTTTTCTACTGGACCTATAAAAAAGAATTTCACTGGAGCAGTCACCATTTAATTATGACTGACTTTCTCGTGCGGTTGCATCGCGGCGAATTTGTAGAGCATTACAATAAATGCGTTATAAACATTCCTCCAAGGTACTCAAAAACCGAATTAGTTATCAAGATGTTTCCGTCCTGGTGTTATGCTATAAACCTGCAATGCAATTTTATGCATCTGTCATATTCGGACGATCTCGCTGTTGATAATGGCGATACGGTTCGAGAGATCATAAAAAGCGATGCTTTCAAGCTCATATTTGACGATGTATCTATCAAGACAAATAAAGATACCAAAAAAAGATGGGCTATAAAAGATGGGGGCGAATTTTATTCTACAGCTGCGGGTGGTCGCGTTATCGGGTTTGGGGCTGGTGACGTTCAGGCGGTAGAAATGCCTCCAGACGGCAATTACGTATTTAGCGGTGGCATATTCATTGATGATCCACTAAAGGCTGATGAGGCTCACTCTGAAGCATTAAGAGAAAAGGTAAACAGGAGGCTTGACGAGACAATTAAAAGCCGATGCAATAGCAGCTATACGCCGATCGTTGTAATTATGCAGCGACTCCATGAGGATGATTTTACTGCAACCGCATTAAACGATACCGAATTTGACTGGAAGCACCTTTGCTTGCCGGCGTTAGACGAAAACGATAATGCTTTATGGCCAGACAAACATACTGCCGATCGGCTCAAGGCTATGCGTAAAAAAAACGCTTACGTATTCGCCGGTCAATACCAGCAAACACCAACGCCCGTAGGAGGCGGATTATTCAAAGATTCATGGTGGAGATATTATTCAAAGTTGCCGCCGAAAGTTGATTATCTATTTATTGCCGGGGATACCGCCCTTAAGGCAAAGAAAGTGCATGACTACAGCGTATTTATCTGCTTTGCTGTTGCGGAGGGCAGGTTGTACGTCCTGGATATGGTCCGCGGTAAATGGGAAGCCCCTGAATTAGAGATCCATTATTGTGCATTCTGGAATAAATGGAAAGTAAATAAGCCCAAGCCGCGATGTTCTTATATCGAAGATAAAGCATCCGGAACTGGTTTGATGCAGAAAATGCAACGCATAGCACATAGCCCAATAAGGCCGATCCAGAGAAATATTGATAAAGTTACCCGGGCACATGATACAACGCCTTATGTCGAGTCTGGATATGTCTTACTGCCGATGTCTGCACCGTGGCTATCTGATTTCTTGGATGAAATGAGCAAGTTTACCGCACTTATGACGCATAAAAACGATGACATTGCAGACGTATTATTCGACGGTGTTCAAATAGCGTTTAATAGCCGTAAAAAATCGATGTTTGATGTTGTTTGATAAATAAAAGAAATTCCCAAAAAACATTAAAGTATTTCTTGACATTTGCCCGAATTGATATATAGTTATATATGAGAACAGAAGACCGCTAATAAAGTCGAATAAGAAAGAATCAAATGACAAAAAAGACTAAATCAAAACCCCGCAATCAAGTAAGCTGTCAAATATGGCTGAATACCAACGATGTCATATTATCAGCCCAAAAAAGATACAAGAAAAAGAATGGCGTAACAATCACTAAGTGTGAGGTTATTGATAATTTAATTCTTACTGGATATAGGAATTGGGATAAGATTAAATGACATTCACCCTTATCCGTAACATTTAGATTGTTCCATGTGAAACAGAAATAACCCTTGACAATCCCCATTTTTGCATTATCTTACAAATAAACAGCTTATTCACGGAGTAAGATTATGTCAGAAAAAGACAGAACACGTACCATAGATAGCGGCACTCAAGCAAAAATAATAAATGATAAACTTGAGAATCTTGTCGCAAACCTCAATACATCAAGAGATAAAAACTCACACGGCACATTCGTAAGGGGCACTGACCTATCATTTGACCGGGCTTCATGTGATATTATATACCGGTTTGAATGGCCTGCGAAGATAATTGATATCCCGCCATACGATATGACGAGAGAATGGCGTACTTGGGGATCAAAAAAGCTTGACGACGATCGCTTGAAGCAAATCTATGAAGAGGAAAAGCGGCTTGAATATCAATGTAAAATTCAAGAGGCTCTTACCTGGGGCGGTCTTTATGGTGGTTGCATCATTGTTATATCCGTTGATGGGCATGGTGATATAAGCACTCCGCTTGATGTTACAAAGATATCAAAAGGTCAACTTAAAGGATTTCATGTCCTCGACAAATGGCGTGTAGTTCCTCAGCAAACATCGATCATTACAGATCCGTTCAGCGTATTCCAGGGTGAGCCTGAATATTATCTTGTTAACGAAACAGGTCAAACAATACACCGGTCCCGGCTCGTTAAATTCAATGGCGGTAAGCTGCCTTATTACGAGAAAAGGCGATATCTATGGTGGGGCGATTCATCATTAAATCGCTTTTATAGCTCCATGAGGAACGTAGAAACTGTGAATAGCAGTATTGCATCAATGGTCCATGAGACAAATATCGATGTTTTAAGTATTAAGGATCTCGCCGAACACCTTGCTGCAGATGGCCAAGAGAACATAAA